GAGTTTCCGTATCAAGGATATGGAATCCTTTAGGGTCATCGTAGTCGCTCCAAGTAAATTCAGCATGGCTACCAAGATAATGAATGTTCCCAGAAGAAGACCTGTGATGATAGTGACCGCTAAGGACCATATCAAACCTACCGAAAAGACTACGATCATCTCCGTGACTGACCGGACTACCTCGAAACATTTCAAAGCCTGCAAGCTCAAGGTGCCCCATACAGATTTGAGCATTAGTTGATCCTATCTGTTGCAGAATGATATCTCTGTTCTCATCACATATCCAGGGCAGCATCATAATCTTAGTGCCATCAAACTCTACGACCTTAGCATATTCATCGTATATCTTGAAATCTGAATACTTATCTACGAGCAATTCTTGTAGAACGTTGACGCTATTCGTGTTCTTGAAATATGTATCGTGATTACCTACGAGGATATGGAAATCTAAACTCCTGTCTCGGATAGGGTCGAGAAAATCTGTACGCAAGCGTTTAGCTGTGTTGATGTTAAGATATTTACGGCGGTCAACAAGATCACCGAGATGGATAATAGTGTCAATGCTATGAGAGTCGATATACGGAAAGAAAATGTCATCGAGAAACTTCTTATTGTTGTCAAGGAACGCGGAGTGATCATTACGCACTCCCCAATGCGTATCAGTAATTAAAGCAATTTTCATTATTCAGTCTCTTTAGTTTCAACAACCTCTGCGACCTTTTTGCCGCGCTTGATATTCTTGCTGACTTCGAAATCCATCATGAACTTTTCCATCTGCTCCTGCGACCACTCACCATACTTGATATCAGTATCGTAGTTGCTCTTATCTCCTACTTGACTTTCAGAAGTTTCACCCATCATATTAGCATACTCAATCGCAGCATACTTGGTATACAGATGTTTCTTTTCTTTCTGAATGCGACGAATGAAAGCGAAGTAGATAATCTGTGTGAAGTAGGCGAAAGGATTTTGATATTTGTCTGGATTGAAGTTATTGATATAGAGCAAACAGTTCTCAATCCCATCAGAAATCATTTCTTCGCGAAATGTGTAGTTTGCGAAGTTCGGACGATAAGCCAAATGAGTAGCAATCTTCATGATGCACTCTCCAACGTAATTGGGGATGCGTGGATTTTGCTTACCAGCTTCTTTAGCTTCGTTAACAATTTTCTTATACTCGACCATAGCCGCGTACAGTTCTTTATTGTTAACGTAATGGATTTTCTTTTTGGGAACTTTTGTTGGTTCGGTCATTAGTGTACTGATCCTGTCGGATTGTTATTAGCAATTCTCTGAATAGCTTGCATCACAAGCATTTGTCTAATCTTATCAGCCTGCTCTTCGCGTTCTCTGCGGGCGTGCTGATCAATCGTGTTTAAGTATTTACTAGCAACTATATCATCCACTAGCATATATGTCAAGACGTTTTTCTTATCTAGGCAAATGGTTTGTTCCATTAAACTTTCGAATGGAATCCAACGCATGATAGCCGTAGTCATAGTCATCGTTGCAGGCGTTTGCATGATTTCAACCCGATAAGGCTGTGTGACATATAGACGATCTTCTTCATCTCCTACTAGCGTACAGAGTAGGTCTTCGCCGCTATACATCTTCAGAAAATAAACTTCGCCCTGATCCATTATCGCTCCTTAGCTTGATAGTATGAAGTTCATACGGGAACTCTTCACTGTTATACATTTTCACTCGTTCGATAAGATGATTCAGTGTGAAGTTTTTCTTACCATTAATCGAAAGATTATCAGCGATATCGAATAATGCCACGCTATCTTTCGTTTCAGAAATTCTAAGACCACGTCCTACAGACTGCATCGTGCGCACGCGGCTTTTAGTTGGACTTGCAAATATCACATTATGAAGGTTTTTGATATTTATACCTGTACTAAACGTACCGTACGAGGCTACGATGATAGCATCGGTTTCTTTCTCAACGATAGCACGGATAGACTCGCGCTCTTCACCGTCAACACCACCATGAACAAAAAACACTTTACGATTGCCAGCTTTCTCACCGATCATATCATACAGGATAGCGCCATGCTTTTCGACATAAGCATAAAGTATTAGCGTATTCCCCCCGAGAGATACAGCAAGATTACGAATGAATTTATTGCGAGGTTCAAAAGAAATAATGTGCTTAACTTCATCTTGATATGCTCCACCTACAAGTTTCTTGCATTCTTCGATAGGATGATTCAGCATAAGCACCTTGACTTTAAGAGTCGCGAGCTTGCCACTATCAATCAATTCTTTTGTGCTGATAATCTTTTCAGCAGGACCAAACAATCCCGTGAGCACTAGCTCGTTGACTTGCGAACCATCTAGCGTTCCTGTCAGACCAAAACGATACTTCGTATTGACCATATTCGTCATGACTTTCGTCAACGACTGCGCTTTGAATAGGTGAGCTTCGTCTCCGATGATTACGTCAAACGATTCGAAAAATGCTTTATCCATTTCATAAACCGATTGCCAGGTTGAGATAACAATAGGTTTATCTGTTTGTTTGTCTTGGCCTCCAAAGATTCGATGGACGAACCCATCAGATACAAAACCATAGTCGGCAAAATCAGAATAGAGCTGATGCACCAAAGAAATAGTTGGAACAACAATAAGAGTACGGCAGTCATAGAACCTCGTCAGTAGATAAATAATGAGAGACTTACCAGAAGCAGTAGGAGAAACCAGAATACAGCGTTTACTCCTAACAGCAATAGCAAATGCGCGTAGTTGATGATCGTGGGCTTCAAAAGGGAGCCCGAGCGTATGTGAAAATTCTTTAGCTTCAGCAAGGGAAAACTCCTCAGTTTCGTTGAGCTCGCTCGCGATACTATAGTTAAAGTCAAGATCTTGACACAACTTCTGAATATCTTTAGCAAGACCAGCATACGTTTGATTGTTACGAGAGTTCAATAATCTAATTTTCCCATCCCACACACGCGACTTAAACTTGGGAGAAAACTTAGCTCCAGGTACTTCAAACGTGAGATAGTCAGCTATCTCACGCACCATACCTTCGTTGCCTTCAATACGGATCCAGGCTTCATTCACTTTAGTGATTATGATGTCAGAATCCATTCGTATATTTTCTCCATTCAATAGCAGATTTAATGTCGTAACCTCGTTTGTGGATACACTTCATGATTTCCATGACAACTTCAACTTTTTCTTCAAGCAATGCAATACGTTCGTCGATACGCACCAGCTCACCATCAGCATCGATATAGTTATTGACTTCGTTCTTTAGTACCTTATTAAGAAAAGGCTGACGATTGATACGTTCTAAATCGTCAGGATTATTTAAATTACCTAGATAATACTCGCGTAGAGTATTGAAATGTGCCTTTTTCTTAATCATGGCACTACGAAGCTGACTGCGCGTTTCGCTCAGCAAACGATTATATTTGGCATGAAGGGATGAGATTGCTAGGGAATTAACGTCGAGCGCCAAGTCATCATACTTGGCGTCTCTTTCCCACATATCGTAGATATCTTCTAATTTCATATTGCAATAGTACCATAATGTGAACTTAATGTCAAGATACAATTACAGTCTTGACGAATGGCGATATATACGATATAATAAGAGTGTTACGAAAGGGTCATATTACTCTTCAAGAGTGTACTTACGATAACGGAAAGTGACCGTAGCCTCGAGATACTCGATAGTCGTGTTCGTAGAATCGAACGTAAGTTCTGTTAGATCAACAGGAAAACATTCATAGAAAAAGATATTCTTATTGACGTTTTTGGCGCTAGTTAAAATCGAAAGAACCGCATCCGAAACGAACGTTGTGTAATAACCAACCTGACGTGATCCAGCGATTTGGCTATTATTGATGTCTTGAGACAACTTACGAGTCTGAGAAAGGTCATCGGGATGACCTATGCCTTCAATCCATTTCTGAATCTCAAAATAGTTCTTTAGATCTTCATCTACTTTGAACTTAACAGAAAGTGGAGAATAGGTGATACGGTCGCCTGGACGCGGCACGAAAGCAAAAGGAGTGGGGCTTTCAATAGCTCCAACAGATACTGAAGGGATAGATATACCCTGACAGAAATAGTTAACTCCAGGCAATCTCTTGAGAGAAAAGCGGAATCCCGTTTGTCCAAGGAAGTTGATATTGGTAGGTTGATTATCTACTGCGCTCATAACACTATTTAGTAATAAAAAAGGGGAGCATTTCTGCTCCCCAGTTTGCGGTTTGAACCCGTCTTGTTTATTCTTTCCCACATGGAAAGTTTTCGATTACATAAGGTTAGTGACCTTAACGAAACGATAGTATACGTTGTAACCCTTGGTGTTTGGAGCACCGATAACACCGTCGGCTGAAGATGTTGCGAATGGGTTTGCAACCATTCCGTAACGAGTCTTAAAGCCGATCTTTGGTTGGAACGAATCCTGACCAATAGCACGAACCATCTGTAGAGGAACGTATGGGCAGTAGAATAGACCAGCGTCGAACGCTGAAGAACCCTTATAACCCATTGTGAAATACTGTGAACCAGATGTTGATGAGAAGTATGGGTCGATATAGACCTTAATACGTCCGTTAAGAACACCAGCAAAAGTATTTCCTGTGTCGTCTACGTTTAGGTTGTTAGCAAGAGCAGGGGTATAGTCAAGAACACCAGCCATCTGCATAGCAGCAGCAACGTCAGATCCGCAGATCATGATATTGCCCTTACCACGACGAGTTGCCTTAGCAATCTGGTTAGCTTCACGCTCAATCTGGAACAATAGACCCTTGAACTTTTCTACCATCCAACGACCGTTTGAGTCAACGTCTAGGTTGAAAGTACCAGCAGTTGTGGTATTTTCCTGGGCGCCAGCAGAAGCGGTATAGTTGATTGTACGAACAACTTCACGGTTGATTTCCGAAAGGATTTCAGCAGCAAGGATGTTTGATAGTTCAGTTTCGGCGTCAAGACCATGAATTGCCTTCAAGTCCTGTGCAAGTTCCATTGTGTATTCTGCCTTAAGAGCGCGGCTAACTGCGCTAACAGCAACCTTCTCAATGCTGAATGCCATTTCCTGGAAGTTACCACCAGCTGTAGTACCGTCACCAAGACGTTCTGCCCAAGTACGAGCCATACCAGTAGAA